TGAGACCAGGTGGAATGTTTACGAAGAAAATGATGAGTCAGATTTAACGTTTTCCACGCAATTTCGCAGCTGTTTTCTGTAAATTGGCGAGCGACGGGAGTGAAATACTCCGAGTCGATTCTTCTTCAACAGAGTGATCAATGATGACGGGTCCCTTGGGTTTCGCACACCAGCTGACACCCAATGTGCCCTGTGCCACTTTGATCACCTTGTAGCCCAAACGACCCAGTTGACGTTGAATGTACGCGGTTGTGGTCTCAATCTCGTATGCAGGGTACCCGATTGTAAATGGTGGAATTGTCACAAACAGTGAACGTTCTCCAAGTTCTGACGCAGATTTGATTTTGCGACAGAGCTGTTCGAGAATTGCTTTGTAGGTCGCCTTGCGAACCTCGAGCCTCTTGTGCTCTCGCTCAGCAAGATTTTGTGCTGATATCATTCCTAATTAGCGCATAGAAACAACGGTTCCGTTCCGTGCCGCAGCGTCGGCGTTGTTTCTCTCCGACTGACGCATCTGCTCCAGCCAAATGTCGAGCTTGCCCTGGTAACCTGGCACCTGAGTCTTCAGATCCGCAAACTGTTTGTCCAGGACAACCTGGGTATCCTCGAACGTGGTGTACGAATCGCTGGGACCGAAGGGCTCGAAGACATCAGCGGCGCCGATGCCGGGCTGGGGCTGCTCGGACATTTCCAGGATGTTGCCGTCACTGTCCGCCTTGATGTCGTACTGGACGCCAAAGTAGCCACGCGTATTGATGAACATGATACGGGCATCGTACATCGCCGAACCCTGGTCACCCTGCATCGAGTTGATGTAGATGGTCTGGACAGGGTACACGTCGGGGTTCTTCGCCTGAATGGCATTGATGATGGTCTGGATAGTCACAGGGTTCACGGGCTTTTGATCGCTGACGTTCACGAACCCCTCGCCGTTCATGAACACTCCGCGGTTCCACAGAAGAAATCCCAAAATTGCCAGAAGGAGAAATACGACGATGTCCTTCATATTACTACCAGGCGAGAAAAAAGGCCGCGTCGTCTTCCTGGGTACAAAAAGTTATCCAGTAGTAGGTAATGGCCACTTTGGTCTATAGCGACAAGTGTCCATATTGTTCTCAGGTGATTCAGGAGATTCGGGAGAACCCCGCTCTCATCCACATGATCCGTTTTCACAACGTGTCGACTCAGGGGGTGCCGTCGAGACAGATCACACGCGTCCCCACGCTGGTGACGAACGACGGTCAGCTTCTCGTCGGAAATGATGTCCGCAAATGGATCGAATCGATGAAGCCAGAGGAGCGTGTTGAAGAGTTTGACCAGTCTGTGCTTTCCGGTGCCATGCTCGATGACACCCACGACAATGACGCTGGTGACTATTTCGACATTGATAATTTCAACATGCCGCTCGCGCCGCCGATGACGCGTGAGCTTGAAGAAAAGGTGAATAGAAAGGTATCCGACGCATACCAGAAAGGTATAAAGTGAGCCTGCGTTCACTGGGTATGGTTCGTCTCAAGACGATTCAGGCGAGTGCCTTTCGGACCGTCTTTGAGGTGCTCAAGGATATCATCAACGATGTCAATCTCGTGTTCCGCCCAGAGGGCCTCATGGTTGTCACGCTCGACACGGCGCGCGTGACGCTCGTCCACCTGGTCATGCCCGCGGAAAACTTTGAAGAGTATCACTGCGAAGGTGAACATACGGCTGGACTCAATGTGTCAAACACGTACAAGCTGCTCAAGTCTGTGACCAACACGGATACACTGAGCATGTCCATCGACGATTCGTACCTTCTGCACATTCACATTGAGAATGCAGCGAAAAAGTCGTCGACGTCATTCGACTTCAAACTCCTGGACATTAACGACGACGAACTTTCAGTGCCTGAGATTGAGATGAACGTTCTGACAACCATCCCGAGTGTCGATTTTCAGCGCGTGACACGTGACATGAACAACCTGGCTCAGGATATTCGAATCACGCGCAAGAAGAATACACTCGAGCTCGAGTGCGAGGGTGGGTTTGCAAACCAAAAGACGGTCATCGAGTGTGTCGAGCCCGGGAAGGACAAGGCGCTCGGGAATGTGTTTTCGCTCAAGTACATCAACATGTTCACCCGGGCGACGAGCCTGTGCTCGAGCGTTCAGCTGATGCAGCACGACGACGACGACAACATGCCCATCGTGTTCCGGTATACGGTTGCAAACCTCGGTGAACTCAAGTTTTACTTGGCACCGAAGGTGGATGGTTAAATACCCCTTTCCGCCGAAGGTGGAAAGTTCGTTCAACGGATCACGGACAAGTCGCTTCGCGACTTGGAAATTTAACACTCCACCCAAGTAATTTTACCGAGGACGTTCTGAATACCAATTGTACCGGAAACCTTTTTTACAAGGACCCATTTGATTCCCAAGGAGATTCTCAAACCTCCTGAGAATGAAACTGTGAAATGTGGTCGAGGTGCGTAGACGTCGAACGACACTGGTGATTGCGTCGGACCTGAATGGCGTCTGACGATTTCAGTACAGACTGTGGGTTTCCGGTCTTCGTCATTGATGAAAATTGCACTGTGTACTGGAACTGAAAACCGAGGGACGATGTTTTCAATGGGCCAACGCCCGATGTGTGTGTACAGCTGACCTCCAAAGTAGTAATCGACGTGTCCGTGTTCGCCTGGCTTGAACTCGTCGACTAGTACCAACTCATCACCGTCGTGTCTGAACATCTGATGGACCTGAAAATTCTTGGGTCGACACTGTTCGATGAGATTAAGGACCCACATTAACTAAAAGAAAACGATATATTATTTAGAATGGAAGGACGCTATCAAGAGAGGCTGACCGAGTTTCAAAAACGAATATCTAAAGGGGATTCGGCGGCTGAACAGGAGATGTACGACTACATGGCTGAATGTATCCCTTTAATAATGGAGTTTGAATCCGCCGGAGGAAAGAAGAAGGATGTCTACGAAAAGTACATGGCAACCGTAGAAGATAATCACATCACACCGATGCAAAAGAAAAACCCTGGGTACATGCCCAAATGCAAAGGCTGCGGGTCGATAGACCATACACTCGATGAGATGACGAGTGATATGATTTGTCTCAAATGTGGAATGACAGATTACGTGCAGTGTCAAGAGGTGGGTTTCAAAGAGGAGCAGGAAATGGAACGCCACGTCGTCTATTCGTACCGGCGTGAAAATCACTTTAACGAATGGGTCAATCAGTTCCAGGCGAAAGAGTACACGAGTGTACCACAAGAACTCATTGACCAATTGCAGCTCGAGGTGAAAAAGCAGCGAATTAAAGACAAGTCAGACCTGACGCACCGCAAGGTGCGCGAAATGCTAAAGAAGATTCACATGAATAAATACTACGAACACGCACCGTACATCACAACGATTCTCAACGGGGTGAAACCACCAGCCATGCCTCAAGCCTTGGAAGACCGACTTCGACTCATGTTTGGGCAGATTCAAAAGCCTTTTGAGAAACATTGTCCTGAAAACCGTAAAAACTTTTTGAGCTACAGCTACGTCCTGTACAAGTTTTGTGAACTGCTCGGTGAGGATGAATACCTCCCATGTTTCCCTCTCCTCAAATCAAAGGAAAAACTGTACAAACACGACATTATATGGAAGAAAATCACCGCCGACCTCGGGTGGCAATGGTTCGCTACATGCTGATCTATTCAGTCTTTGGGTCTTCCTTCACCGGGAACCACCAATCGATGACATCACACGCGCGGATCGCGAGGTAATAAAAAAAGGACATGACTCGATACGACATCTTACTCTCAGTATCATTGACAACGGTCATAGTTGCACGTTTCATCTCAGGCGTGAACATTTGACTTTAAAATGTTTGTATGTTTTAAATGCTCAGGTTTCTACTCACCGGAAAACCGACGGAAGCTAAACCACAAAAGAAGAAAGAGCCGACGAAGGTGTTCAAGAGTATCAAAAACTATCTCAAGAATGGATACTCGATAAGTCAAGCTCGTTATCTCGCGAACCGTTAACGTCTTCAACCTCGAGGTCACCGCTGCCGGCATTTGGGAAGTTGATGAGCATACCCTCGGGAACCCCCATGAGACGCATGTACATGCGCGTCTGAACTCGGTGTTCATCCTTGAGCGCCTTGACAGACTTCAACTCTACTATAATTCTCGAATCAATAATGAGATCCGCTCGAATGTTTCCAATTGCATGTTCATCAAACATGATTGGAACGATTCGCTCCGTCTGATATGGAATATTCGACTTTCGCAGTCCCACCTCCATGGCGTTATGGTACACGCGTTCCGAAAAGCCAGGTCCGAGGGATTGCCAGACTCGGATCGCAATCGCCCTTACACAGTCCTTCATTCTGGTACTTCTACCGGCACAGGGTTTAGGTTAAAAATAGGCATACTCGACTTCTGAATGTTCTCGGAGCTCGAACGTTTGTAGAAACGCTTCTCGAAAAGGGGGCTTCCACGGTACACGACTGGAAACATCATACCGTCAAACTTGGATGCATCGAGCGTCGCCTGGATCGATGCGATGATCTGTACCGGGAGAACATCACCAGGCTTGAGCTCAAAGATCCAATCGTTCTTGGCAGCCTCAATCGTGTCCACAATCTCATCCTCGGGTGCCACGAGACGTTTGAGCTGGTCGTGCTGGTACGCGTTTGCAACCACAAAACTCACAGGCACGACCGTAACGTCGGTCGGACCACCATTGACACGAACACGGTCGATCCAATACTGCAGCATTCCTACTATTTCTTTTAATGTTGGTTTTAAGCCCTCGTCGCAGGCCGCTTCGCGGCGCTGTCCAATGGACAGTTATTTAATGTTGGATTTAGGTAGATGGAGACGACGTTGTACGTCGATTCCAGACAGAGAGACATGACACTGTATCCGTCAGGGAACTCGTACACACTGTTTCTCCAATCGCCAGTCCATAACATCAGTCAGATTGATCTCATTTCCGCCAAAATCCCAAACACAATGTACAATCTGACGACGAGCTCGAACGTACTGGTCGTCGGGACATCCAACGTGGCTCTGAACCCTGGATTTTACTCGACATGTTCGCTCGTCGACACATTCAACAACAGCGAACAGGCGTCGAATGTCGCAATGAGTTACCTGGAGGCTGAAGGCAAATTCCTCTTCACTGGCAATTTGACATCGGTGACGACTTTGACTCAGGAAATTGCAGAAATCCTCGGTCTGCCGCTCGGTACGACACTGTCAAGTCCTATTGACAGCAATTCTGTGTACCAGGGTTTCTACCCGACTGCAAATGCGTACGTCGTATCAAACAACATCGTGAGTCTCGAGACGAACGATTACATTTGGCTCGATATCGAAGAGTTTCGAACACCGTTCACGGCCGATGCCCGAAAGTTGATTCTGAACCCACAGGGTGTCTACACGACGACGAGCAACACGTCGGCACGTTCGTTCGCTATCATACCGATGGATGTGCCGTCCGGTGGTATCAAATCGTTCAAAGAGGAGACTGATTACCACGTGAATGTCACCTTCCCTTCACGCCTCGATTCACTCGATAGGCTTACAATCAGTTGGATCGACCGAAACGGAAACCCCCTGGATTTCCACGGACTCGACGTCAATTCATTCACGCTACGACTTCATACGGTACACGTACCCGATGAAGTCGAACGTCCCGATAGTTTACCACCACCCGTTCCCTACGAAAATGAGAATCAAAAGATTGTGTGGGGGGCGATGCTTGCGCTTGTTATCGGGTTGATGTTGATTATTCTCGCTGGAAAGAAGAGGGTCTAGGGTCTGGGACACGCGTGCCCCAGCTCGCCATTAGACACTCTTCGTTAAGTGTCTCAAGTCTGGTAGAAGCCATGCGAGCGTCCACGTCGCACAGAACGTGTCTTCTTCGTGTTTCTGTGGGTGGTCACGGCATACAACGACTCGTCTTCCTGACAATTTTGAAATGAGATTACGGTCGAGATGTCCACTGTACCGGCTTGTTGTGTGTGCAGGGTCAAACACACGTATGACACCGGACCCAATAAATTCATACGCCATAAAATGACCTTCTTCATCCGAAACGGGAGTATACAATGTCCCTTTTGGATGAATAATTCGGCGACACTTTGATAGGTCATAGTCACCCTGACAGCCTGTAAACTTTCGACGAAATGCCGGGTCGTTCACGAGATTGTCCCACTTTGTTTTCAATTGCTCCATACATGTTTAGAGATCCTCGACTATAACTGACATACCCTTGATGCGACGCTGCTCAGCCTGAGTCGTCTGACCTGGGACGCGCCAAACACCGGCGCGGCTCATCGCGAGGATGGCGAGGACAAGCAGGAGAATAAGAAT